CCCCACGCCTTCACCATCTCGGCAGCGGTGATCTTGCCAGCGATGCTCAGCGCGCGCAGTTCGCCAATCGACACACGCATGCTGGAGGCCAGCACCTTCATCACGTTCGGCATGGCCTCCATGACGGCGCGGAACTCTTCGCCGCCCAGCCGGTTTGCGCCCATCGCCTGTGACAGTTGTAGCGACGCGCTGGCAGCTTCCGCAGCGGTTGCACCATATGCCTTGAGGCCGAACGTGATCGTCTCGGTGACAGTGTTCAGCTTCGACTGCGCAACGCCCGAGCCTTCCATCACGTTCAGCAGGCGCGTGTAGAGCATGGTCGTCCCAGATATGTCGGCCTGGGCGACCTGAGAGATGTGGCGGATGTCGGAGAGCGCCTGATTGTAGGATTGCTGCGATTTGGTGCTCAGACGTAGTTGTGCGTCGAGCTTGGTGTACGAATCGACCATGACGCGCATGGTATTGGCGATGAGGCCGATGGACAGCCCCATGCCGAGCGACTGCATGGCTTTTTTGGCGCTGGCGACAGAGCGTTCGACCTTGCCCATGTTGTCGCTGACGACACGCTCGGCCTTGCGCATATCGTCACTGAGCCTCGAAATTTGGGCGAACATTTGTATCTCAAGGACGCCCGCTATCACGATGCCCGCCTTTCTTGCGCCGCGCGCCTAGCTTCCGACCACGGGCGACCTTTCATCGCTGCCGAATGCTTTGCACGCCACTCCGAAGAATGCGTTTTTTCAGCTAACGCAGCGCGCAATTCGTCAGGAACTCTCCTGCCGGATAATGTTTTCGATATTTTGTCTCGCGTCTGCTGGTCGATAGATTTGCCTTTGTGCGCCTCAGCTATTTTTTCGCGCGTCGCGTCTGAAACGGCGCGACCTCGCATCGCTTTCGACACTTTTTCTTTGAACTCGTCTGAACGAATGCGCCCACGATTTGCATCGCTGATTTTTTTCTTCGCAGAATCCGAGTGCTTCATCCCAGTATGCGCCGCCCCGATCTTAGCTCGCGTGGCGGCACTGACCACACGACCTTTGTTGGCCGCTGAAATTTTTGCGCCAACCCCAGCGGGGAGTGAGTGTCCCGCTCTAGCGACAGAATTGCGTGCGTTCTGTTCGGCGGTTCGTTTTTTTCCAGAATTGGATTTGGATATTTTATCTTTAGTCTGCGCAGACACTACGCGCCCGCGCATAGCGGTGGACAAATTCGCACGCGCAGATTCGGACGCGATTTTCCCTATTTGCATAGCAGACAGTCTTGCCCGCGTTTCGGCACTGTGTCGGTGTCCAACAACGCCCTCGCCACCATCGGTCTTATTTGTTAGCACAGCACCTGAGGCGCGATAGCTTGCTATTAGCAGACGTTCATGCTCGAACGCCTCCGACTCGGTGCCAAAATAAGCAATCACTTTCGCGTTGAAGCCATGTTTCGCCACCACATTATTCCAGTGCGAGTTACGGCCATGTCGTGTAAACGCGCGTTTCCCGTGACCCTTCCCGACATAAAATACAGCGCCGTCGTCTGCCCTGGTGTGGATGTACACATAAAACTCGATCATTCTACCATCTCCTCGATGGACTGCTTCATCCTGATCGACATGTACAACCCAGCGTAAGGTGCGGCAGGCCACGGGCACGGACGATTCGGCGCAGTCGCGGCTTGCGATTCAGAGAGGTATTCACGCGACAGACGTTTCACAGCACGAGCCTCCCATGATTGCAGTTCGATTCCAGTGTTGCGTTGCCACGCCTCAATCTCGGTGTCAGGCAGCGGCGATTCCCCCATGCCGCCAGCCAACGTCGGGCCAATCTCGAACAAATAGCCGACAAGGTACAGTGCAGCACATTCTGGCATCTCAAATACGTCTCGCCCGATTACCGCCCTGCGCGACTTGTCGCCCGGCTTCTCATCGGGCTTGTCCGGCACGGCGTCGAGCCAGGCGGCGTGCCGGACGTACAGCGTCAGTTCGTCGCGGAGGGCTTCGAGAAATTTGCCCAGTCGCCGATGTCTTTCGCCACCTGGTCGGCGATGAAACCGATCTCGATATCAGAATATACAGCCTTCGCCATCGCCGTACCTGTCAGGTCACCATAGGTGAGGTTCCCGAACTCCGAGGTGCATTCGGTCAAAAACTCAGCCTGTTCTGCACGTTTCTGCTCGGCAGTCTGGTCAGTCTTGCCCTTGCGCTTCAAGCTGTCCAACATGCGGTTCTGCTGCGAGGCCTGCGCCTTGGCGAACTGCTTGGAGCCTGGGCCGTACACGGTAACTGTGACAGGCTTGCCGTCGTCGTACATCAGTTCGTCGGACGCATCGCGCAGATGCAGGGTGTGAGTCGGTTGTACGGCTTTGGTGCGGATGTCCATTTTGATACTCCTTCGCGTGGTTATGTGTGGCGAGGCGCGTGACCCCGCCGGTACTGCTAGTACGCAGCGCGACCGCCCGCGAAGGCGAATCACGCCGCGCCTATGCTCGGTTATGCCTGTGCAACGATCACAGGCTTGCGGCAGATGGCGAAGCTGATGTTCAGCTTATGCACATCGTTGACAGAACCGCCCGCTTGCTCGAACTTGAACACCAGCACATCGAGGTAATGAATTGAGGTGTCGGCGTAGGTCAACTTGATCGAGTAGTGAGCGCTGGATTCGGCGGCAGCTTCCACGATGTCCTGGCCGGCGTCGCTCGGGAGTGCGGCCAGCGTCAAGTCCATGTTGCCGTAGTTTTTGGAACCCTTGATCTTCGCCACGACCGCCGTGTCGATGGGGGTGAACTCGGTCACAGTGGCCGTTACACCCTGGTTGCCGAAGTTCTCGATCTGGCCGATGGCGGTGTAGGTGATGGTAGTTGCACCATAGCCAGCGGCGTCGTAGGTTGCGGGGAGAGTGGCGCTGATTGCTACCGTTGCGCCGGACAGTGCTTCGATTACGGTACGTTCTGCCATGTTGGCCTCCATCAAAGGGAACCCGCGATGTTCCGCGGGCATTGTCGCTGCCTCACGGCATGGACGGTTAGTCGGGTACTACTTGCCGCGTGATACTACCACAGTTTTGGTGTGTTGCAAGTGTCATCCGACGTGCGAGGCCACCGCTGCCTCAAGCACGGCGATTTTGGCGCGCATTGCGCTCTTGGCATGTTCCGGTATTGCCGGATCAAGCGTCATCCCTCGGAGCATATTTGCCGTTTCTTCCATCAGTTCCAACAACTCATCCATAGCGCGTCACCTATGCCAGCGAATTATGTAGTCCGCCGATTGCTCGTAAACCAGCGTCACATCGTCGAAAATGTCCGGCCCTTCGCCAGCCGGCACGATAGATTCGCACGTGAAACCGTTGACCGTGCCGTGCGCGTTCGCCAGCGCGGTGCGGATCAGCGCGAGAATCGACTTTTGCGTCGGGTAGGTCGTGGCATAGAGCGTGACCTGGACGCGCTCGGTCATCAGGGTCGTGTTGCTCATGGGGACATTGGTGCTCGGTACGTTGCTCACACTCGTCACACCGATGGCGGGCAGTGTCGCGTTGAGCGGTATCGGGCCAGAGAATATGCGCGCGGCGGGGACCTGCGCAATCAGTGCGCTGTTGGTTTTGAGCTTGTACCATGCGATGCCGGGAGCGCTCATTCATCAACCCCAACGGAAATGTCTGCCAGCGCATTGCCGAACCCGCCACGTGTTTCAAGCCTATGATAGACCCATTTGCCAATCGCCACAACTGCATCAGCTTGCGCGGTGTCGGCGGCTGGGCGCAGGAACGGGCGCGGCCGTGCGCCAGGGTGAAATCCGCGCTTTCCGTTTGCGTGCGGACGTGTACCGTATTCGACCCAGTGTGCGTAGAACACGTCCGCGCCACGTTTGGTTTTCGTGCCACCGGCGCGGATGTACGCCGTGACGCGCCCGCGCCGACTGCGCCCGCCCACACGGATGCTGTCGCGCAACGCCCCGGCGTACCCACCGTATCGCTCACGGTTACGGTCGGACGGGGCGGCGACGGGGACGTTCGCGCGAGCTTGGTCGGCGATAACTTTGGCGCCTTGGCGCATTGCTGCGCGCAGGATGTTTTTCTCGATCTTCACCGGCAACGACTGTAACAGGGCGTTGAGTTCTTTCAAGCCTTTGACGTTGATGTCAGCCACGGCTACACCCTCTCGATCATCAGTTCAATACCGTCCCGAACGCCGATTTCCGCCGGGCCGCCGATAATCGACCACGTTTGCTCGGTCGGTCTGAACAGCACCACGCGCATGTCGGTCGTAACGTCCGAGCGATACCGCATCCGCATTCTGCACCGAACCTTCGTCATGGACAAGCCGTTGCGAATCTGCTCATCGCGGCTCGGCATCGAATCGACCAGATTGCACCAGACGACGGCGAGGGTTTGCCATGTCACAACGTCCGTGCCGTAAGTTGGGTCTTGCGTTACGACGCGCAGCTCCAGACGCGCCCGTTTGTCGAGCGTGCCTATATCCACGACTTGCCCCGCTTCTTCACCTGCGGAAATGTTGCCACATCGACCTGTTCTCCACGGCGCGGCGCGCGCGTGCCAGGATGCTGCACTGGCGAGTCGATGCGCTCGACCATTACACCAGCGGCAGTCAATTCGGCAGTGATCTGTTCCAAACCTTCGGTCAGACCACGAAACCCGGTATGTGCGTGCACCTCTTCGTAGCGGGACGGATCGAGGCCGAGCAGAATGATGCGCGCGGCACCAGCGCGCGCCGCCAACCGGATTGCCGCAAGGGCATTGTTGCGAATCTCAGTCCGAGTGCCGTCGCGCAGCGTGACGCGCTCATAGAACATTCCGGCGTATTTCGCATCTGGGTACGCATCCGTCTCGACGCCGCACACGCGAATTCCGTTGAAGCCCATGCGGTCAGCCTCCTCCCAGAATGGATGGTGCGGATCGAGCGCGACGAACATATCGGCCCAGGGGGCAAATTTAACCGCCCGGTTGACAGCGATGGTCTTGTGACCCTTGGCGGTCAGGGCCAGTTCTTCGGTCATGTCGGGGCCAGCGCCGAGGACGGCGACTGTTTCGCCCGCCCACATGCCGTCAGGGTTGAACTTGATGGTCATGGCTAACCCCCCAGTTGAAATCGACGACCGTTTCACCAGCCAGCAAGCCGTCAATGTAATCGTTCGGTATTTGCGTCAGCGCCGCGCGCCCGGTTGAAATTGTGAACTTCTGGCGCGTGTTCCACATGGTGTTGATCTGAAACAGCATCCAATCCGTGACACATTCTGGTACGCTCGCGGCAGTCGCGCCGTAGCCAGCGGCATACCGGATGCGTACCGCGTTTGTCTGCCAGCGCGTCGTCGGCCACACTTCGCCGAACGCGGGTGTGATGCGTGCCGGTTCGGTCGTGGTATCAACGAGGTACAGCGAGGTGTCGAGCGTCTGTGTCACGCCGTTGTCGTCAACGTAAGTGATCGACGTGACAGATTGCAGTGTTGGGCGCGGCAGCGTCACTTCCCAGAACGGGAACGAGTCGAGATACAGGTCGAGCGTCTGCGTGATTAGCGCGCGGCGCGTCGCCGTCTCAGCCATCTGGCGCGCGGTTCGGATGAAGCGACCCAGCAGCGGATCGAGCGTCGTGTTTGTGCTAGGGGCTTCCGCGCCAAGCGAGGCATCGGCGATGTTGTCTGTGTAGGTCGTAGCGGTGTTGTTTGCGATGGTCGCCAGCAGGTAATACGTCGAGCCGCCAGCCAGCGTGCGGTACAGCTTGCGCGCCGTGACTTGTGCGCCACCGAGCGGGATGGCGGTCAGGGCGACTTGCCCGTTCACGGTTTTGTCGGCCACGGTCAGCACGGCGCTAGCTGTACCGGACTGCGTCTCACCGTCGGCGGTGACGAATGTGGCGAGGTATCGGTGCGCGCCGTTGTCCACGTTGCCGGGTGCGACAGGCGACGCGAGCGCAGCGGTTACGGACGACGGGGGCAATTCGTAATTCGATTCGTCCAAGTGCAAGTGATCTACCACGTCGGCCACGGTCAGCGGCTCGACGGTCGGAGCGGTCGATACGACGAGTTGGGACATCAGCGGCGACGCCCGCGTTGGGGTTGCGGAATGACCGGATCGGATACCTCGCGCGCCGGAGCGACAGCGACCTCGATGGGACGTGGCACATGCAGCGTTGCGCGCGGAGTCACATCGTCAGCATAGCCACCGCGCACCAGTGCGGAACCTTCTGCGTCAGACACGTCGCGTTCGTCGCCAGGCTGGAAACATCCCGCCGGGCCGCTCGACACTGTTTTCATTTTTATTCGCATGATTTATGCCTTCAAAATAAGGAAGCTGATAACGATTGTG